GTTGGGGGGTGGGGGTTGCCCCCTCAGAATCCAAAAGAAAAGAAAAACTTTGTACTGTGCATTGGTGAACATTGGTTACTGCGTTGGCCTAAACTTGTGTATAACCGCACCAATCTGTGTACAAACCAAGGCAAGACTCCAAACCCCACCACAGAAAAAAACAAAAGAAAACATCTACAGTTGTGCTATTTATGTCACAGTCTACAGTAAAGTTGCTACAAAATGACGCACATACAAAGAAACTGGTTGACCTTACTTTATGACTCCACTATATATAAGTGCGAGAGGGTAACATAAGTTGTACATAAGTTGCTCTTAAGTTTTATAATCAATTATGTTTTAATACCTAATGAGAATCATAACTATAGTAAAACTTAAGTACAACTATAGTACAGACTAAAAACCCAACATAAGTATTATAATAATCTATATGATTTACGGTTATACATGACTGTACGGTTATAAATACAATACATCAGTTTCCCCTGTAGAGGGAACCCTGTAGCCATAACAATTACGGTACATATTAGTGCTACGGTTATGAGCTACGGGGTAACTATTGTTGCTCGTAGAGAGCTATTGTTTGTTCGGTTTATATTTAAGACCGACGACTGTTCACCAAAGGACTTACCAATGGCTAACAAGCTACCTAAGAACCCAAACATTGCCCGTAAGGTACGTGAAGGTATCAAGGGTGGTGTATCCGTAAGACAAATCTTTGCTTCTGTATTGCATATGAAGAATGCTCCTCAGTCGTACACTACTTTCTATAAGTTGTACCGTGAGGATATGGATGAAGTTAAGTTCACTATTGATGCTAAGGTTGGTAAGACAGTTATTGACCAAGCACTAGAGGGTGACTTCAAATCTCAAGAGTTGTACCTACGTTCTCGTGCTGGCTGGTCCCCTAGTTCTCATGTACAGGAGCAAGAGGTTGGCACTGAAGAGGAAGAGAACGAGGGTGCGGTTAATGCCCTTATGGCTGCTCTAGGTAAGGACACTGATACAGAGGAATAACCCGATATGGTCCATCTAACTGCCCAATCATTAAGAGAGATGCCTGACGATCAGGTACAAGAAGCTCTCGCTAAGATGTCTAAGAGGCAGCTAGAGGAACTACAGAAAGAATACAAGTTCTGGGCTAGACCTGAGCAGATTGAACCTGAAGGGGATCACAACGTATGGTTCCTTAACTGTGGTCGAGGCTTCGGTAAGACATGGACTGGCGCTCAGTGGGTACGAGAGAAGGTAAAGGAAGGACACAAACGTATTGCTTGTGTAGCTTCTACTAACTCCGATATTGAGCGTGTTATGGTTAAAGGTGAGTCAGGTTTCTTGGCTCTCTGTTCTAAGTACGATAAGACCTACAAAGGTAAAGAGATGGGGTTCCCTGAGTGGTCTCCTACCAAACGTACTCTTACGTGGGCTAATGGAGCTAAGGTAGAGTTCTATTCCGCTGAAGAGCCTGAACGTCTCCGTGGCCCTCAGTTCTCCGCTGCTTGGTGTGATGAGCTTGCCGCATGGAATAAAGACGAAGACACATGGGATATGCTTCAGTTCTGTCTACGATTGGGCAAACATCCTAAAGTTTGTGTTACTACTACCCCAAAATCTACTAAATTGGTACGAAAACTACTAAAAGACCCTAAAACACGTATTACTGTGGGGTCTACATTCGATAACGCTGCAAACCTAGCGGATACCTACCTTACTGCTGTGAAAGATCAGTATGAGGGTACTAGGCTTGGCCGACAGGAACTCTATGCTGAGGTCTTGGAGGAAAACGAAGGCGCACTCTGGACTACAGACACTATTGATGGTTGTCAGGTAGACAGAGACAAGGTTCCCGATCTTACCCGTGTTGTTGTGGCACTTGACCCTGCTGTTACCTCTAATGCTGAGTCTGATATGACTGGTATAGTGGTTGCTGGTGTTGATGTCAACGGTAAGGCTTATATCCTCGGAGATTATACTGACAGACTATCCCCTCAAGGTTGGGCGGCTAAGGCTATTGAACTCTATCACTCGTTTGAAGCTGATAGGATCGTAGCTGAGGTCAACCAAGGTGGGGATATGGTCAAGCATACGATCCACGGAGAGGACGAGAGCGTCCCTCTGAAGATGGTTAGAGCCTCCCGAGGTAAGTATGCTCGTGCGGAGCCTGTAGCGGCCTTGTATGAGCGTGGTTTGGTACATCACGTAAGGAACCAAGAAGACGGTGCAAACCTTAATGAACTAGAAACCCAAATGAGAACATGGGAGCCTTTAGGTTCTATCGGTTCTCCAGACAGACTTGATGCTATGGTTTGGGCATTAACTGAACTCATGCTTAATGGGTATCAAAAACCTCAATTGAAACTCGTATACAGTAGCAACAAAGGACTGAGCTAATGACTAAGAGCCTGTCAAAAACAGAATCAACTTCTATTCTAGGTGTGGCAGGCCAGAATGTCCACAACGGTAACTTTCGTGCAGATGAGTTCCTTACTGAGCTAAAAGGTAAGGCTGCTGTCAAGAAGTACCGTGAGATGCGTGACAACGATAGTACCATTGGTGCTGTTATGTATGCCGTTGAACAGATGCTTCGTGACGTGGAAATCAACGTAGTAGCTGCTGATGATAGCGAGACTGCTCAGAAAGAGAAAGAGTTCGTTGAGAGTGTCCTAGAAGACATGGAACATACTCTTGATGACCACATTGCTGAGGCTCTTAGCTTCCTGTCCTACGGTTTCTCTTGGTTTGAAGTAGTATATAAACGCCGTGAAGGCTTGGGTCAGAACCCTAAGAAGAAGTCTAAGCACTCTGATGGACGTATGGGTGTCCGTAAGCTGGCCTGTCGTTCTCCTTGGACTATTGATAGGTTCGACGTAGATCAAAAGACTGGCGACATCCTCGGTATCTACCAGAGTACAGGCTTTGGTATGGGCAAGAAGTACATCCCTAGCCGTAAATCTGTTTATTATCGCACAACTACTATTAACGGTGATCCTTCCGGTAGGTCTATCCTACGGAACGCCTATACGAGTTACCAGTACCTTAACAATATGCAGTCTATTGAGGCTGTAGGTGTTGAACGTGAGTTGGCTGGTATTCCAGTTGCTCGTGTACCTGCTGAGTACCTTTCACCTGATGCTACTGAAGGTCAGGTTGCCTTCCGTAATGAACTACAGTCTATCCTACGGGATGTCAAGTTCAACGATCAGGGTTATATCATTCTCCCTAGTGATACCTACCCAGATAAGGATGGTGCGCCTACAGGAGAGCGTCTGGTTGATGTAGAGCTTATGTCCTCTAGCGGCACTCGCAACATTGATATTGACCCTATTATTCGTCGTTACCAGCATGACATTGCTCGTAGCGTACTGTCGGAGTTCCTTATGCTTGGCGGTGGTTCCAACGGTTCCTACGCTTTGTCTAAGAGCAAGACAGACCTGTTCCTACGTGCCTTGGAGAGCTACATCACTCAGGTGGTAGATACGCTTAACAAGCAGCTTATTGAGCCTCTGTGGGAACTGAATAACCTTAACCCTGACCTTATGCCTAAGCTGGTTGCTGGTGACGTTGCTCCCCACGACCTTAAAGAGCTTGGGGCATACCTTCGCAATCTCAATGGTGCCAACATCAACTTGGCCGACCAACCTGAGATTGTTGATGCCCTCCTTCATAATGCTGAACTTCCTGAACTGGATCGTGAGAAGTATGATGCGTCACTTGAGGTGGCTCGTCAGGCTGCTCTGGCTCCCGTACAAGAGGAAGAGCCTGAAGAAGACGACGAAGATCAGGAAGATGAAGAAGAAGTCTCTAAGCTTGCGTCTCTGCAAGAGGAGGTTCTTAAAGCCTCTTTGGAGTACCTGAAAGATGACTGAGTTTGCCAACAATGTAGCTATCATCAAAGCCGTTGTAGCCAAAGAACTCCTTAAGAAAGACTTCACAGGACGTGAGGGCGACAAAGGAGAGAAGGGAGACAAAGGAGATACTGGTGAAAAAGGCGAAAGCATTGTTGGCCCTCAAGGTCCAGTAGGTAAAGCGGGACGCGATGGTGTTGATGGTATCCAAGGTCCGGTTGGTAAGGCTGGTCGTGATGGTGTTGACGGTAAGGACGGCAGAGATGGCGCTGACGGGCAGTCTATTGAAGGGCCAGAGGGTCCAGTAGGTAAAGCTGGTTCTGACGGTAAAGATGGCCGTGGTATCAAGTCTATCAAGGTAAACAATGAGAATATGCTTGTTGTTACCTATGACGATGGTGATATGACTATTGCTGGTAAGGTCTCTGTCACGAATAAGACTGAGGTTATCCAGAACGGTGCAGGTCTACCTTTAGGACACTTCGCTATCTATAGTGCTGAGATGGATGATGACAACCAGTTAATCATCAAGTGCAACAACAACAAGACCTTCGTAATCCCTACGCTTCGCGCTAAGGACATCGGAGGTTTTGCTGACTACAACGACACAAGTTCTCCAGCTACGCCTGTTAACCTTTTGACTGACACTTGGACAGACCTGCCTAATGATGGTCTGGGGCCTTTCACCAATCTAGGGTTCCCTGCGGGCGTAACTAACATGCTTGATACCAGTACAGGGGCTATCCTAGTTGACGAACTGCCTATTGGGTCGGCTATCTTTATTCGTATGGATTATACGGTAACGCCAAGCTCCAACAACTCCAGCCTTAAATTTAGGTACACGTTGGGTTCTGGTGCAGGCGCTTATACTCTGGAAAAGAGCGTAGGTAGGCTAGACGAAGGCTCTGGCATACCTTACCGCCAGTCTCTCACTACAGACTATATCTACGTAGGTGATGACAACACACGACTTGGCCCTATCCAACCTCAAGTTAAGCTCTCTGGGGAGGGTACAGTTGTAAACGCAGGTATGGCGATAGAGATAAGGAAAGCCTAGTATGACTGTTACGGTTTACAAAGACCAAGACGCTAACGCGGTTTTTATTGAGAACTCTAACGGAGTTCAGTTTTTGAACTCACTACAGGCGACCATGGACACCCCTTCAGACGTTGTGATTAACGTAGAGGATTTGTCTAGGGGCATACAGATTTTCTCAAGTGTACCCTTTGCTGATTTTGTAGATGAGAGCGGCACTTCTTACGGCTCAACTGCGTTGGAAGTCTGCAATGCTTTAAACGCAGAGTTTACTTCTTCAGGAGGTTCGTCAGGTTTAGCCCCTGTTATTACTTCATCTACTACAGTCAACCTCACAGAAGGTGACACTCTTAACTACGAGCTTGTAGCTACTAATGGTGTAGGTTATGAGTGGGAAAACATTCCTTCTGGTGTAGTTACTGTGGATGGAAATATACGTAAGCTGATAGGAGGCTCTACACTATCTGTGGGAACCTACAACCTCACTGCTAAGGCTATCAACTACTTTGGCGAGGACACTGAAATCATCAACTTGGTGGTAGCAGCCCCTCCCTACTCAAACACAAAGTCTATCCAGTTTGACACTCAAGATTACTTAGGAGCTAACGCAGCCCTTTTAAGTAGTACATTAGGACGGAGTGGAAACGGTAGTGGCTCTGGAGATGCATGGTCCTTTGCCTTCTGGTTTAAACCCTCGACCGCAGGTAATAGCAACCAAACAATTTTTTACTTCGGGGACAATGATAGGGATGCAGGAGGTGGCATAGACCTAAAGTTTCGCGGGTCTAACGACAACCTCAGATTTCAATATGGTGGTAATTTCAACTACCTCCGTTATGACAGCCCCAACCTTTCTCTCTCTGCAGGTTCTTGGCACCACATACTTCTCTCTTACGATGGGGGCACCACAGGAGTAGCTTCGGGAAGTGTCTCGGACTACTACAGTCGGTTCACACTCTTTATTGACGGCGTAGACGTATCTACCTCTTCAGGCTCATGGTCAAACTCGAATTACGGTTACTCATCAGGAATTGACGCTGACAACTTACGAGTAGGACGTTCAACTTCAGGCCAGTACATGAGAGGTGGGTGTAAGGTGGACGAACTAGCTGTTTGGGGTTCTGACCAGTCAGGTAACATATCAGACATCTACAATTCAGGTTCTACTCACGACTTAGACCTGCTGGGCACACCTCCTGACCATTGGTGGCGTATGGGAGATGGTGACACATACCCCAATATTCAAGACAATGTAGGAACTGCAACATTTGTTATGTACAACATGACTGCTGCTGACATTGTAACTGATGCACCTTAAGGAATAGCTAATGTACGATCCAGACACTCTTCCTACTGAGGATGAAATCAACAAAGCTGACAAACCTCTGAACAAACCTTTCCGACTGCCCAAGGGTAGTTCTAAGAAGTTCGGGGTTTACGTCAAGGATGGTGACAAGACTAAGAAAGTTACCTTCGGTGATCCTAATATGGAAATCCGAAGGGACGATCCTAAAGCTCGTGCCAACTTTCGGTCACGTCACTCCTGCGACACAGCAACAGATAAGACTAGCGCCCGATACTGGTCTTGCCGCATGTGGGAGAAAGGAACCTCCGTGGGACAAATGACAAAAGATATTGAGGGTCAAATCCTTAAGTCAGACGAGGAGCAACGCCTAGTATATGGTTGGGCTTCCGTTATCACCGAAAAGGGCGAACCTGTAGTGGATCGTCAGGGTGACGTAATTAAACCTGATACGCTCGTAAAGGCCGTGAACAACTTCATGGAGCACGTGCGTGTAGGTAAACAGATGCACGACGGAGATCAAGTTGGTGTGGTGGTTCACTCATGGCCCTGCACTAATGAGATCAATAAGTCCGTTGGGCTAGAGGCTGACCGTGAGGGTTGGCTAGTCGCTTTTAAGGTCTATGACGATGATGTCTGGGCTAAGGTTAAAAGCGGAGAACTCGCCGCCTTCAGTATTGGGGGTCGTGCGGTAAAAGGAGAGTATGATGGCGACTGAGTTGCTTGAACTTCAACTAGAGGAACTGTCTTTGGTTGATCGTCCAGCCAATGCAGAAGCGATGGTTACTCTTTTCAAACGGGACGATACCCAAGAAGAGGACATCGATAAGATGACTGACGAACAGAACGCCAAAGTCAAAACCTATATGGAAGAAAAAGGCTGTGGCAAAGATGAAGCCATGAAGGCACTTGGTTATGACGTAGAGAAGGCCGATGAGGTTGACCCTGCTGAAGAACTGAAGGCTGAGATTGAGACCTTGAAAGCTGAGAACGAACGTCTCCGCAAAGGTCTGATCGACGAAGGCTACGTGATTAAAGCTGAAGCCATCGAAAAGAAAGCTCCTGAAGAGTTTGTCGAGTACGAAGGTGAACAGATTAACAAAGCTGACATTCCTGCACCTATCCTGAAAGCTCTGGAAGCTGCTGAGATTGAGAAAGCTGACGTTGCACTGACTAAGAAAGCTGAAGAAACCCTTCCGCATTTCTCTGTTGAGGCTGCTAAAGGTCTGCTGTCTGCTGTGTCCAAGATGGATGAAGTGGATATGCTGATGGAAGCTCTTGCGGCTGCTGACAAAGCGTTTGCAGATAAAATGGAAGAGTTCGGTAAAGCGGATGTAGATGGGGAGTTCTCCTCTGCTTCTGATAAAGTTGAACACATGGTTAAGTCTCACATGGAAGAGCACGGACTGACCAAAAAGGATTACGCCAAGGCTTATGCGGCTGTCGCTAAGACCGAAGAAGGCAAATCCCTCATCGCTAAAGCCTACAAAGGAGAATAACTCATGGCTACTGAGCAATCGCGGAACTCCCGCACTTTCGTTGCAGGCGAAGACCTCTCTACTGCACAATTCAAATTCGTCACTCTGGAAGCAGACGGTCAAGTTGATCTGGCTGACGCTGCTGGTGAGAACTGCATCGGTGTACTTCGCACTGAGGGTGCAGCAGGTGTAGCTGTAGCTGTTCTGGTAGACGGTCCTGTTATCGTTGAAGCTGGTGGCACTGTTACCAATGGTGGCGCTGTTGCTACCGACGCTACTGGTCGCGCTGTAGATGCAACCACTGGCGACATCATCATGGGCTACGCTATGGAAGCTGGCGCTGTGAACCAGAAAATCCAAATCGAACTTATCCAAGGCGGTAACGCTGCGGCGTAACCTAAGTAAAAGGAAAACAATACTATGCCTATGCTGACCCCCTCTCAGGTACACCTTGACGTACCTTTGACTAACCTGACCGTTGCCTATGCACAGGAAGCTTCGGGTTTTATTGCTGACAAAGTTTTTGGTACTGTTTCGGTATCTAAGCAGTCGGATAAATACTACAAGTATGACCGTGAAGGTCTGCGTCATGGTGACGTTAAAGTTCTGGCCCCTCGTACTGAAGTAAACCGTGTTGGTATGGCTCTGTCCACCGACAACTACTTTGCTGATGTTCGTGGTCTGGGTATGGACTTTGATGAGCAAACTCTTGCTAACGAAGACACCATGCTTGAAATCCGCTCTCAGGGTGCTAACGTCCTGATGGAGAAGATCCTGATTGATCGTGAAGTTCGTTGGGCTGACACCTTCTTCAAAGCGGGCGTTTGGGGTACTGAGACTACTCCTGCTAACCTGTGGTCTGACTACACCAACTCTACCCCTATTGTGGATGTGACTAACGCACGTCGCGCAATGCAACTGAAGTCTGGCGGCTACAAGCCAAACGTCATGGTTGTTGGTAAAGCTGTACGTGACATTCTGGTCAACCACCCAGACATCCTTGCTCGCCTGAACGGTGGTGCAACTGTTTCTAACACCGCTCTGATTACTGATGCCAAGCTGGCTGAAATCTTTGAGGTTGAGCAGTTCCTCGTAATGGAAGCTGTCTATAACGACGCTGCTGAAGGTCTGACTGACAACATCGACTTCATCGGTGGTAAACATGCGATGCTGGCATACAAGCCTTCCTCCATGGGTCTGCGCACTCCTGCTTCCGGTGCTATCTTTACTTGGGATTCCATTCCAAGTGTTAGCGGTCTGGGTATCACCGTAGAGTCCTTCTCTGACGATGCTCTGAAGCGCCAGCAAATTGCTGAGATGATCCAAGTTAAGTGTTCTGATGACATGAAAGTTATCGGTGCTGACCTTGGTTACTTCTTCGACAGCGTTGTAGCTTAATAGTTACTTACTAACGGTAGACCCTGAGTTTCGGCTTGGGGTCTAACCCAATTACAAAATACCATAACAACTTAAATAGGAACATAATATGCACCCTACATGGCTTGGGTTTCAGGTAGACTGGCCCGTATTCGTTAAGAACCCCTTTCAAGCAGCTAACACCTCTTGGACACGAGGTCAACACTTTAACTGGCAAGAGCGCAAGATGGACCCCTACAAAGTCTATACTATGTACGCCGCTGGTTATCTGTACCACAATAAAGATTTAGAGAAAGAGAATAAGGTTGGTGATCGTCTTAGTGAGATGAATACAGATCAGCTTTATACTCTGGTAGGTCTTCTGAATGGTGAGGTTAAGAAACGTACTACCTCTGCGGAAGAACTAAAGAACAAGCGGTGTCGTCAGTCTAAGATCGATGATAAACAGCGTGGATTGCTCCGCTCATTCCTACGTAAGAACCCTTGGATTACCGAGGACTTCTACAAGTTTCGAGACGACATTCTCGGAGAATAAATAACAAGGAGACCTGATATGGAAAAACGTTGCTCTAAGTGCGATACTGTCAAGAGTTTCGACTCTTTCCATAAGCACAGAGGTAAACCCTACGGTCTCGCTAGGTGGTGTAAAAAGTGTGCCTGCAAAAACGCCAAGGTGTGTTACGACAGGCGTGATCCAGAAGAGAGGCTTAAGGTTAAGAGGGCATGGCAAGACTCCAACAGAGAGCACTTGAACTACTACAACAACGAGTGGCGAAAACGCAACCCAGAGAAACACGCTGCCATACAAGCCAAACGAAGAGCCTACAAACTTCAGGCAGCACCCTCTTGGTTGAACGGAACTCAGAAAGCCCACATACTTAGAACTTATAAACTTGCTAAACTTATGACGGAAGTTACAGGCCAAGACTATCACGTAGACCACATCGTACCCCTAAAAGGAAAAAACGTGTGTGGTTTACACGTGCCTTGGAATCTTCAAGTTCTACGTGCAGACTTGAACCTAAAAAAGTCAAACTCTACGGAGGGTAGTTAAATGTGGTCCTACGACCCCACGGACTTGAATACGACCACTGCTTCAGGTCGCCTAAACACAGTAAGATTTCTGGTAGGTGACACAGACACTAATGACCAGAAGGTTCAGGATGAAGAGATTACGTTCTCCCTGTCTCAGACTAATGATGATGTAAATGCTGCTGCTTCCTATGTAGCTCGTACTCTAGCTTCTAAGTATGCCTCTAAGGTTACTATTGAACTAGACGGTCAGCTAATGGCTCACTACAGTGACCTATACGACCACTACAAGTCTCTGGCAGATAAACTAGACTACCAAGCCAAGAAGTTCGGTGCTCAGTTGGGCATCCTAGCGGGTGGCATTAGCAAGACTAGAGTTGGCGCTGTACGTAGCAACACTAACAGAGTAGAGCCAGCCTTCCGTAGAGATAGGTTCACTAACCCACCTGATTCTGACAGCTATAGCTAAGGGGTTAACATGCTTAGTAAGGATATGTACGCCCTAGTCCAAGAGTTTGGTCAACCAGTTACTCTTAGGAAGGTTGTCACAGGTGCTTATGACCCAAGTACAGGTACAGCAGGTAACACAACCACAGACTACTCTGTTAAGTCCTACATGGCTCAATTCACCCTAACAGAGCTAACACTGGATACTGTCGTCAGGGGCGATAGGAAAGCCTTTCTGTCTGCCTATGATACCTCTGGTGTACCTATCCCTGCCCCTGACGAGAGTGACCTCTTGGTGGGTGTAGGAGACACTGTGAGGGTGGTTGCTACTCAGACGATCTACAGCGGAGATAGTGTAGTCTGCTACATTTGTCAAGTGAGGGAGTAACATGGCTCAGGTAACAATCAAAGGTCTTAAGGCCATTGAGAACATGCAAGACCAAGCTAAAAACATTGTAAGTAATGAATTAGAGGGTTACTTCACCGAGGTGGCTACTGACGCTATCGCTATGTCCCCCGTTTGGTCTGGTGCTTACGTCAAGTCTTTCTCTTTCAAATCTAACAACTCCAGCAGTCGAGGACGCAGGATTGATGGCGCTAATTGGAAGTTCCCTAAAGAGACAGGTTCCCTTAGTGACAAAGACGAGGGGTTAGCTTTACTCTTAGGTGACGTTAAGGCGGCTTTTGTGGACAAGGACGAAAACACTAAAAACAGTTCCTTTACCATTCGTAATGACTC